AATGTCCTTTACAAGGGCGAAACAAATACGCTAAAAATAGTTATGAACCAGAAGGATCTATCTAAAATAACCAATAATAAATTGACCGATTTTGATGAAGACGGTAACAGAATTATTTATACAAACGACAAGGTGTTACTACAAAAATGGAATAATATAATCATTAACTACAGCGGTGGCGTTTTGGATATATTTTTAAATGGAGCACTCGTCAAATCGAGTGTAGGAGTTGTCCCTTATTACACAATTGATAATCTAACAATTGGAGAGGAGAATGGTATTAACGGTGGAATATGTAATGTTGTTTATTTTAAACGCGCTTTAAATGCGTCAAACATATATTATTTGTACAATATGGTTAAAAACAAAACCCCACCGGTTCTTAACGATTCAAACAAAACAATCTTGGCTCAAAATATAAATCAGGTGAACTCGTCAATAAAGGCGGTTGTTTAAGTATTTCGCTTACCAAGCCAAAATTTATTTTCTAATTAATTCATTAATTTAATTAGAAAATTTCTACGTCTATATTATACAATGAGTCCCTTAACTATCGTGATTACAATTGTCGTTATTGTTCTTGTTTTGATGTTATTAAGATATAGTTTAACAGATCCGTATCTACTTCAAGGCATACAGGATGGCAAAACCTCTTCTACAATTTCGGCTTCATCTTTAGCAACAAACGGAAGTAATGTCCCGGCCAGTAATTTTGCGTATTCAGTCTGGTTTTATGTAAATAACTGGAATTATCGTTATGGTGAGCCTAAGGTGATATTTGGCAGAATGGGTGCGGCGAGCGGACAAGGAGGCGGATCTGTCGATGGTGTAAGCGGATTAGACCCGTGTCCGGCAGTTGTTTTGGGTGCTGTTGAGAATAACATTTCCATTTCTTTAGGGTGTTTCCCGGGGATTGACCAGCAACCAACTACACCCGGAGGAACCACTGTTGTTCATACGTGTTCCGTGTCAAATGTTCCTATTCAAAAGTGGGTGAATTTGACTATGAGTGTGTATGGAAGAACATTAGATGTTTATATTGACGGAAAACTTGTCAGAACCTGCTTGTTACCTGGTGTCGCAAATATTAATAATAATTCTAATATTTTTGTTACCCCTACTGGCGGGTTTGATGGATGGACATCTAAATTACAATACATTCCCAACTCTATAAATCCTCAGGAGGCTTGGAATATATACTCTCGCGGATATTCTTCATGGACAAATATGTTTGGTGCTTATCAAGTTAAACTATCTTTAGTAGAAAATGGAAATACGCAAAGTAGTATAACAATTTAATTGTTCGCAACTATTTAATTTTCTTATTTATTTAATATATATAATGAGCAGTAATGGTACTTTTAATTCATTTTCGACAAATAGTGGAACTTTTGGGACCAGTGAATTTTTAGAGTCTAATAGTTTGATAGCTAAATTCGCATTCTTGTTATTGATCATTTTTGCTTTTATTATCTTATTAAGAGTTGGTATTTCAGTCATGTCTTATTTTTTGAAGCCAAGCGAATCTCCACATCTTATAGATGGTATGGTTGATGCGTCGCAAATGATCGTGTTTGAGCAAGATCCAAGCAGTAATGGCGCGGTTACTATTTATCGATCTGTTGATGCGACTAATGGCATTGAATTCACGTGGTCTGTGTGGTTATTTATTGACAGTATAAATAAATCCGGAAATGCGGGAACATATAAACATATTTTTAGCAAGGGAAATAGTAATTTAGCGGAGAACGGGCTAATCCAACCAAACAACGCTCCCGGATTATATATTGCGCCAAACACGAATACACTTGTCGTGATGATGAATACCTTTCACGTGATAAACGAAGAATTATTGATCCCTGATATTCCTCTCAATAAATGGGTTAACGTTATCATAAGGTGCCAAAATACGACGCTCGATGTATATGTGAATGGAACCATTGCGCGAAGCATTAACATGGTGGGAGTACCGAAACAAAACTACGGAGATGTTTATGTAGCAATGAACGGTGGGTTTGATGGATATATTTCTAATTTGTGGTATTACAATTATGCTTTAGGAACTGCGGCTATTCAACAACTAACTAACGCGGGTCCAAATACCAAGATGATTGGTTCGAATGGAATGAATGATAAAATGTTCGACTATTTATCGTTAAGATGGTTCTTTTATGGTGCGGGTGATTCATATAATCCGGCTGGTCCTGGCGGAAATATGTAAGTTAGCCGATTATATTTCGTAGATTTTAGTCGAAAGGAATAGATTATTTACTGTAAATAAATAAATAATCTATATATAGATGTCAAATTTATATATGTATAATCCTCGTCCGGCGAGAGTGTGGTCTAGAGTCCAAAACCAATGTACTTTTACTGATGCTTCAAATAATGCTTACAACTCTGTCTATATTCCACTTACAAACCAAACGGTTACTTTAGCGCAAGCAAATTATGAGGGCAAATTGTTACAAAAGGGAAATATTCTGCAGTATAAGGGAAATAGCTCACAACTGACAAAAAAACAGAAATATTCGCAATTGGCAAAAGGTTTTGGGCCAAATAGAACCAAAGTATTCGCTACACAGAGTGAAACCTATACGAATCCGAATACAACTGGCTTGCTACGAGTAAATTCTACTACGCTCCCGTTTCCAAATGACCTTGTTGGGCAGCCAAATAATATTTCCGGTCCGTTCCAATATGCCGTTCCAAACCCGAATGGTTGTGCTGGCTTTTCTGTACAAGATGGAGGTAATCTAGTCTGCGGAACATTTGCGAACCCTTGTACCGGTGAAATAATCCAAAGAGGCGCAACCTCTTCGGTAATATGTAATCCTGCTTCGGCTTCCGATGTGCCTGGTTCTGCGACGTTATGTTGGGATACAAAGGTTCAAACATGGTTTCCTAGACAGCGGTATACTATGACGAATAGCGGGAATAAATGGCCAGAGGGATACAAGGGCTTTGTTAGTGCCGTTACACTCGCAGGCCCCTTTTTAACGATTGAGGTTGGTTGTTGTGATGTAGTTTTAAATTGGGTTGTTGTCAGCAACAAGTGTTTACCTATCTCAAGCTATAATATTTACCAAAATTCTATATTTGTAAAATCAGTTCCTTATCCGCTTACATCTACAACAATTAATAATTTAAATTATAATGTGCCTTATTCATTTTATGTAATTTCTATAAACAATGATATTCAGTCATTGCCATCAAATGTAGTAACCGCCTTTATCGATGGTTTAACAATAACACTTTCCGCATCAGCAGTTCCAAATGATAATACACAAGTTACTCTTGCATGGACATCTGATGCGAATGAATGCGTAAATGGTTGGAGATTGTATCAAAATGGCGTATTATTAACCAGTTATCCAGCAGGAACATTAACCGCTACAATAACTGGACTAGTCGCAGGAACCACATATACATATTATGTCAATAGTTTAAATCCGTGCGGGCAAACTTCGCAATCTAATACGGTTACAGTTAACCCAATAAATGATGTAGTACAACAAACCGTAGCAGGGAATTACACTTATACAGTTCCGTCTGGAGCATTATACTACAATAATGTCACTGTTATTGGAGGCGGTGGAGGCGGTGGTGGTGGTGCTGTCATGGGTACAGAAAATGCGCAGGGTAAAATTGGTGGAAGTGGCGGCGGTGGTGGCGGCATAACAATTATTACTAATCAGGTAAGTATAATCTTTCAAACAGCATTTGCATACTTTGTAGGCAGTGGAGGGGCGGGCGGGGCTTTAGCAAATGGAACTATTGGGAACAATTCATCGTTTACAGATGGTTTTGGCACTGCGCTATTTGGTCTTGGAGGCGGCGGCGGATCGTATAATAACACTCTTTACCCACCACCCACCTTTCCCACGTTTAACCCGGGAGGGATTGGTGGATTAGGAATTGGCAGTATTACAAGTGGATCTGGAGGAAATGGAGGTAATTCAGGAGGAGTAGGTTCACCAACAGATAACAATACAGGTTTCAGCCCGGCCGCTACAGCTGGCGGAGTTTCTACTACCGCAAATGGACCTGGTGGTGGTGGAGGAGGTGGATGCGTTTATCGCACAGCAGGGGTCGGAGGCGTATATTTTTATTCATCTGGAAGTGCTGGTGGTAATGGCGGTAATGGCGCTATTGGAGGGACCGCAGGACAATTTCTTACTCCTGCTGGAAATGGTAGTGGAACAATAGGCTTTGGTGGAAGCGGTGGAGGCGGGGTTGGCGGAAATAGTTTTTCTGATTCTATACCCACAGGAATTGCTGGCTTTGGTGTATATGGAAGTGGTGGTGGCGGTGGCGGCGCATCTCATACATCGGGGTATCCTCCAGGAAATGGTGGCGCAGGTGGAACCGGATTTGTAGGTTTTACTGTATATCGAATGTTAATTAATCCCGTGGCGGCCATGGCTTTTATTCAAGCGCCAAACCAAATTTCAAAATCAATTTCAAATCAATCACAAAATCATTCACAAAATCAATCACAAAATCAATCACAAAATCATTCACAAAATCATTCACAAAATCAATCACAAAATCATTCACAAAATCAATCACAAAATCATTCACAAAATCAATCACAAAATCATTCACAAAATCAATCACAAAATCATTCACAAAATCATTCACAAAATCAATCACAAAATCAATCACAAAATCATTCACAAAATCACTCACAAAATCATTCACAAAATCACTCACAAAATCATTCACAAAATCAATCACAAAATCAATCACAAAATCAATCACAAAATCACTCACAAAATCAATCACAAAATCACGATTCATCTCAAGCGTCTTGCGTTATTCATAGCCCAATTACATTTACAGTTCCTGTTCCCGGGACAATTCCAGGTTCTGTTCCAGGTTGTGTTACAGTTACAGTTACAGTTCCGGTTTGTCCTGTTCAAGTTCCAAATATAGATCCGGAGCCTGACCCTATTACTAATATTCGTCCGTTTAACATGACTGATGCCGATAGTGGAAAAATGTACATAATTAACGATACAACTAATGTTGAGAATAGTATACATTTAGAAAATTATATGACGGAAAAGGACCCTGTTGTTACTATTCATAATAACACTGGTAAGCTTCTTACAATAAATTCGTCTGATTTAGTATATAACAACTTATATTCCCCAGACGGTACTAATAGCTTGCAACTAGATACGATGTCATCGGCTAGAATACATAATATTTTTTATTCGGCCGAAAACAAAAATTTAAAGAAGGCGGTTATATTTTAGGCATATTGCGTTAATTTTAACTATTTCAGCTGTACATATGTATTTAGCGCATGTAAATATGGTTATTAAGTTATATTTTTTGTAATATTTATAATAAATAATAAATGTATAAGAATGGCCCCCCCTGCTCTTCAAAATGTCTCTGTAGCTTTGGCTAACATAGCGTCTACTGCCGATATGAATCTCGGTAAAAATTTTACTGTTTCAAATGACAAAACTAGTGGTGTTGTAACAACTGCGCTTCCGATCACGACCACCAACGTCATTACAGCCCAAGCCTTAAATATTGCCGTCCCGGGCGAAGCAAATAGTAAATTAACTATTGGCACTAATGGTGATATAAATAGCGCTGGTGCTTTGTCTCTCGCGGGAAAGTTGGCAATTAACGATGATAAATTTACAGTTTCTGCGGCTGGTGTTGTAGCTGCCGCAGGTGATTTCGCTGTTGCCACTGATAAATTTAAGGTTACCGCATCAAGTGGAGCTGTATCTGCCGCAGGCGATTTTGCTATTGCCACTAATAAATTTAATGTTACCGCATCAAGTGGAGCTGTATCTGCCGCAGGTGATTTGGCAATTAACACTGATAAATTTAAGGTTACCGCAGCGACGGGTGCTGTAGCTGCCGCAGGTGATTTGGCAATTAACACTGATAAATTTAAGGTTACCGCATCCAGTGGTGCTGTAGCTGCCGTAGGTGATTTGACTATTAATGGTAATAAATTTATAGTTGCCGCTTCATCTGGAGATGTTACAACTGCAGGATCTCTTAAAATCGCAACGGGTTTGAATGTTAATGTTGATAGATTTAAGGTTGTTACTGACGGTAGTTTAACAATTAACGACAGTACTACGACTGCCAAGTTTACTGTTAACTCGACCTCTGGTAATGTTGCTGCCGCTGGAGAAGTATCCGTCACGGGAGATTTGAAAATTAATACTAATAAGTTTACGGTTACCGCATCAAGCGGTGATGTCTATACTGTCGGAAAAATCACTGCCTCTGACAATTTGACAATTAACACTGATAAATTTAAGGTTACCGCAGCAACGGGTGCTGTAGCTGCCGCAGGTGATTTGGCAATAAACACTGATAAATTTAAGGTTACCGCAGCGACGGGTGCTGTAGCTGCCGCAGGTGATTTGGCAATAAACACTGATAAATTTAAGGTTACCGCAGCGACGGGTGCTGTAGCTGCCGCAGGTAGTTTATCAGCAGCAGGCGATTTTGCTATTGCCACTAATAAATTTAATGTTACCGCATCAAGTGGTGCTGTATCTGCCGCAGGTAGTTTATCTGCCGCAAGTGCTGCTATAGCAGGTGATTTCGCTGTTGCCACTGATAAATTTAAGGTTACCGCATCAAGTGGAGCTGTATCGGCAGCAGGCGATTTTGCTATTGCCACTAATAAATTTAATGTTACCGCATCAAGTGGTGCTGTATCTGCCGCAGGTAGTTTATCAGCAGCAGGCGATTTTGCTATTGCTACTAATAAATTTAAGGTCACCGCATCAAGTGGAGATGTAGCCGCCGCAGGTAGTTTATCTGCCGCAGGCGATTTTGCTATTAACACTGATAAATTTAAGGTTACCGCAGCGACGGGTGCTGTAGCTGCCGCAGGTGATTTGGCAATAAACACTGATAAATTTAAGGTTACCGCAGCGACGGGCGCTGTAGCTGCCGCAGGTGATTTGAAAATTGCTACTGATAAATTCATAGTTTCTTCTACTACTGGATCAGCTACATCTGCCATACCATACGCGAGCTATACTCCCGCAGCATGCGCCGCAAACATAACTACTACTACTGCAAGCGGGGCAGAACCAGTGATGACATCCGCGACTTCGGCATATTTAACTACACAAGAATACGTCGATAAACAACTTTGGAATCAAACCAAGAGAATTAACACAATTTTAGGAAGTGACTCAACTGTGGTTGATAGCTTTAATAATGTCTATAATTTGGTTACTAAATTCGCAGGAGAATCAGGCACAGTTGCAACACTAAATAATATTACAGGTAAATATGACACTTTAGTTGATAGAGCAGCAGAAATTGTAACATCTGTCAGCGATGTTGTTTCTCAGGCATATAATACTGTTTTGATGAATTGTACTCCATCGGTTTGGCAGGATGAATGTGGCCCTGTGCCAATCCCGGGTATCATTTCACAATATAATACTGATGACGGCTGGTATTTTAAAAACTTTGTTCTAGGTAATAAAATAAACTGGTATGTGCCTTTAAATAACGCATCTATGACAGTCGGCGATATTAAAAATTTATACATGAATATTTTCGCTGTTAGCAATGTTGATTTTCCATACATAACAGTTTACACTACGCCTAAGCCTGCTGATCACGCCCTTTATTCTAAAAACTATGCTTCATGGGCTGGCGCAAAAATTACTTATGTCTATAGCGCCCCCAGTCCTGTTTCAAATGCTAATAAATCATATTGTTTATACACTAACAAATCGCCAATGAATGTTTATGGTAAAACGTTTCTTAGCCCATCAGATGTCGCGACCGCAAATAAGGATAATAGATATAATGGAACAGAGGGAGTGCTTAGTACTGCATCTCCTAAATCATACGATTCAACACTTGTCGATGTAAGCGATGAAATTCTATATATTGCGGTTCATTCCAAATCTGTTTCGTTAGCGAACCAAACTGACTTTATCCTTAATTCACTTAACGTTTGTTTAAAAACAGGAACTACGAATTTTGCGTTCTCTAATGCTGGTGTTCTCTCAAATTTCCTTTACGCTAAACAATTCCAAAATGAAAAACTAAATGGTTATGCTACTTTAGCTACTTTAACTACAGCTGGAACAAATCAAAAACACATTAATCACGTTGCTAAATTTGACGAGGCCTATCATAATACAAATTAATACAAATATGTAAATAATAATATTACAATAATAATTTTATTATTTAAGCCCTTAAATTCGGGTTAATGCACAATTCTTGGCTTGGGAATATATCTCCAGACATGCAATCATCATTTACCCCCACCTCCGCGCAGGTTCTAAAGCCTCTATCTTCGCCTACAAAGCACCAACCAGCTTTGCCTATAGAACTGGATGCCTCGTGGGCTTCATATTCATCATTTGCGCCGCCACCTTGTCGCGTTTGCTGTGATGTATTTAACGCACGGTTAAGCGTATTATTTGCCGTTACGTCGGCTTGCGGGATAGTTCCCTGAACAGATTGTGTCTTTAAACTACTTGGCGCGCCATTTGGAGTAATGCCTTGAACCGCTGTTAGCCCAGTATTTATTACGTTTGCGGAACCACCTACAACCGCCTTGGCTCCTTCAGCCGCAACGTCTACGGTTTGTCCCGTTACAGACAAAGTTGTTCCGAATATTTTTTCCACTAAGGGTGCGAAGAAACTAGTGAAATCTTGTGTTCCTTTGGCTAAATAAACAAAAATGTTGAACCCAAGAAATGCTAAAATTAAAATGATAAGTAACCATGTGGTTAGATTTATATTACTTAAACTATCGAAAAACCCAGAAGAGTCCCCGGAGTCGCCCATTGATAAGCTAGGAGGGCTGCTAGGAGGACTTGATTGTAATATTGAACTTGATAAATTATTCGAGTTATCCATTATAATAAAAATATATATATTAATTTTAATTATAATTGCGCATCTTATTTAAATGTTAATAAATATAGAAATTGATTCATGTCGCCTAAAATTGTGTCACGAACATTATATAGATCAGTGTTGGACATTTTTTTCATTGCGGCGTTATCATTTAAACTGACTAGATAACCCTTAAATGCATCGACTTCTCTCTTTAAGGCTTCGGCTGAACTTAAATCAACAAGTTTTATTGTTTTGTTGCTCATTAAATCTGTTCTCATCCCAGTCTTACCCAAAAGAACCTCTACAAACTCGTCTATGTTCGCGTTTAACTTTGTGTATAAATCATCAGTTGCTTTGTGGGTAGCATAGCTGGTTGTTTTCCAATGAAACAATTTCACCATCAACAACATTTCCAAAAATACAACTGTTATTTCTTTTTGGAACGCAGCGAATGAAGAACTACCGGACATTTTCATTTTGCGCGTGCCTCTAGATTTCCCGCCTCTTTTCATTTGTGTCTTTGCCATTTGTTATAATATTAACGAATAATAAAATAAAAATCTTAATAAACAAATAAGCCCTCTAAAATTTATACTCGGGGAATGAAACTTTCGCCAAACGAGTTCATCGTTTCCAGTTTTTCAATAGTCTTATCTAGATTTGACGATTTTGCGTCCTTGAATAAATACTCCATTCCTGGCGATTCTTCATTTTTCTTAATTTGCATGTAAACTATATTCGATTTTTTAAGAATATTGCCGACGATCTCTTGCTGCGAAGGGCGAATTATTTCTTCCGTGCTAATACTATTTTCAGTTAATAAAGAAATCGCAAAATAAAGAATATTTCTCCTCTTTTTCTGACAACCAGTCGAATATCTTAATGTAAACAAGGAGAGAAGTGCGTCCATTGTTTTTTTAATAAACTTCGATCGTTTCACCGATTCCTTTAAAAATAAATCCCATATAATCCAGATAATATCCTTCTGCGATTTGGAGTCTACCTGTGAAAAGTTTCGCCGCTCGCAAAAGATTTTCTCCTTCTTACCTTTACATATTGTTTCAAATTCCATAAACCATTCTAGCCAGTAACACGCAGTCATAATATTTTTACCTTCTTCAGAAATATTGTATGCGAGTTCATTTACAGCAGGAAACAGTTCTTTTGGGTCTTCGTCCAAAAATACTAACTGAGCATACTTATTATTTGGGGCCTTAAATTTGTCGCGCATTTGCGTCATATCAAAATCCTCCTTTTTAATTTTGATACTATCGAAGCTGTGCTTCCTTTTCGCATCACATAATACACACATTACTTCGCAAAATAATCGCCGGATTTTCTCATTATTTCGCATACGTAATTCATTATTTGAATAACCATTGTTAATAATCTCCTTAAAGTTATTCACTCTTAATTCTAGATAAACAGCTATTCGCGGATTGCCTAAATGAACATGTTTTGTATAAAAATATAAAATCGTCTCCCATAAGTCTCCATAATGTCCGGCGCATATTAACTCCGCACTCCAATAACACGCGGGTTCTATTTTGGAAGCTATTAAACTATTTAGCAATTCTTTTTTGACGTCTGTTTTTTTAAATTTTGAAAATGATATACCTTTAAAATCTCCCATACTTCTAATATCATTAATTTCGGAATCACCCATATATTTAAAAACCATACAAAAAAAATAACAACAATATACATATAGATGAAAACATTAAAGTCAATGACAATTTTCTATAACAAACTATCTAATTCTGGAAAAATATTGGTTTTGATTGCTATATTACTAATTTTAATTGTGTTTTTTAAGGCAATAATGCCAGTTAAGGAGGGTATGGTTACATCAGATAAATTTCTCTTTAAACAAGGCGAAGATGTTTATGACAATTTTTATGTCGGAATTTATGATTACCTAGTGTTTAATGGAATCAGAAATGATTATGAGGTTGGGCAAATTATAAATAAAAGTAACCCCACTGAGGCCAGCGTAATAGCAGATATTGGCTGTGGAACAGGTCATCAAGTGGCAAATTTAAGTTCCAAGGGGCTAAAGGTTATTGGTGTTGATATCTCTCCTTCCATGATAGAAAAGGCCAAGGAAAATTATCCCGCGCTAAACTTTCAGGTTGGTAATGCTTTAGATAACGGACTGTTTAAGATGAACTCGTTAACACATATTCTTTGCGTGTATTTCACTGTTTACTTTTTTAAGGATAAACGTCACTTTTTCGATAATTGTATTGAGTGGTTAATGCCCGGAGGTTACCTTATTGTTCATCTGGTAGATAGAGAATCATTCGACCCAATTTTGCCTCCAGGAAACCCGCTATACGTAGTTTCCCCACAAAAATACGCCAAGGAGAGAATTACAAAAACGAAAATTGTATTTAATGATTTTGAATATACCGCCAATTTCAATTTAGACAAGGAGAAGGATATTGCGACATTTGACGAGAAATTTAAGTTTGAGGATGGTAAAGTTCGCAAACAGCAGCAAATGTTGTATATGGAAGATACATCGACTATTGTGAATGCTGCGCAAGAGTCGGGGTTTATTCTTCAGGGTAAAATCGATTTGGTGAAATGCGCATATGAAAACCAATATTTGTATCTTTTCACAAAACCGAATTAAGTATATAATCCAACAAAAAGGGTTTAAAAATTCCGTTGAATAACTATCACGACACATGGAAGGTCTCGATTCAGATATCTTTTATAAAGCTTGTAGCAAGTCTCCTGTAAAAATCGATGACGATTATAATATAGAGGTGTGTATTGAGATCTCCAAGAACAGTTCTGTAAAGTATGAATACGACAAGGCGCGAAATGCGTTGGTGTGTGATAGAGTTTTGCATGCACCATTTAAATATATTTTTAATTATGGTTTCATTCCAAATACGCTGAGTGAAGATGGCGATCCGATAGACGCGATTGTTATTATGGAAGATGAATTGGTGCCTGGGAGCTATATAAAATGTAGGTTGATTGGCGTGTTAGAAACATCGGATGACAAGGGCGTAGACCCCAAACTGATAATGACACCGGCAACAAACGTCGACCCGTGTTATTCGTCATATACAAATATATATGACATTAATCCTGCTACAAGAGAGAAAATAAAGTATTTTTTCTCGCACTATAAGGATTTGGAGGGAAAGTCTGTTACTATTGGGTCATTTAGAAACCGAAATTTCGCACACGATCTGTATAAAAATAGCGTTGACAGATTTACGTCTCAACCCGCAAGCGTTAATAAAATAACGAATTATTATAAGCGGACATAAGTTATTTGGTCAAAAATAAAACATTATGAATAGTATGTTAGAATATTTGTCTTACATACTATTTTTCACAACATTAATTATATTTGTAGTATTTATTTATATAAGATTGAAATTCGGTTTTTGGGCTATCCAGCCGGTGTTTCATGTATACGATTTAGGATTCATGTTGAAGCCACCCGGTATCATTATCAGTTCCCTTCCCGAAAAAAATAAATATACGAATTTCAAAAATATAGATACCATAGTATTCTCCGAGTTGTCGCCATTACAAATTCAGCGATTCGCAAATTTAATTAAAACCCAATATCTTCAAAACAACGACAATATATTCTCTCCTGATGCGCAAAATATAGTTCCTTATTTAGAGGGACATAATGCGGTATCGTTTGTATCTTTTTACAACGAGAATACATATGTTACTGACTTAAAAAAAGGCACCGTCGTTGCGAATAAAACGGTTGTCGGTGCGATGACAACACGGCCAGTATATGTAGTTATTAATAATGGAAACAATGATGCGAATTTTAGCGCATATTATGTCGATTACTTATGCGTCGATAAATTAAACCGAAAAAAGGGAATCGCACAACAACTGATTCAAACGCACCATTATAACCAACGTCACGTTAATAAAAACATTGTTGTATCTCTCTTCAAGAGAGAAGACGAGCTTACTGGAATTGTCCCATTGTGTGTTTATTCGACATATGGGTTTCCAGTTACAACATGGACAAAACCACGCGAACTTTCAGGAGAATACAAGTTGCTTGCGATCACCCCGCAAAATTTCCATTTCTTATTCAACTTTATAAAGGAAAACAGTAAAAAATTTGATATTACAATTAATACAGAAGTCGCAAACATTATTGGACTAATTAAGACCAAGAATATTTTCATTTATGTAATAATGGCAGACGACCATATAATTTCAGCATATTTTTTCAGAAAAACGTGTGTACAAGTAGAAAAAAATATGGAGGTGCTAAGTTGCTTCGCATCTATATCCAACACGAACGATGATATTTTTATACAGGGTTTTAAAATAAGTTTTTGGAAAATATCCGCCGAAAACAATTTTGGGTTTTCGGCAATAGAAGATATTTCGGACAATGATATAATAATTAATAATATTAAACAAAAAACAAAACCAACAATAGTAAGCCCAACCGCATATTTTTTCTATAATTTCGCGTATCCGACATTTAAATCAAACAAGGTGCTCATTATTAACTAAATGTCATCGCTGTCACTTCCGCTCTTCTGGCTTTCGTCGTCCTTTTCACTTTCATCATCTTCCTCGCCTTTCTCTTTTTTCCCCGTAGTACATTCTTCACAATATTTACCTAGCGCGATATATCTTTTGCGCTGCTCTCGGCTCAATTTTTTACATTTACGCATTAGTGAGTTGGTGAGGTTTAGATTTTTAATGTCATTTTTCAGTTCCTGATTAGGTAAGAACACTTGAGGGCCGTGTTCCATCAAAAAAATCTGATTCTTCTTATTGTAAAATAGAATTGGGTTGTCGTCGTTGTCCAACTCAATTATTCCGCAAGTACAATACTCCAAATGTTCAACTTCATCTCCCTTTTTACATCTGATATCAAGAACATCCACGTCATTAATATACTCCTCAAAGAAATCGTGTGCTTGTTCTTTGTTGTCAAACAAGAAAATTTTCGGCGGGTTAATTGTTATGGATGTTAGTCTCATCCTAGTTGCCTCATCCTCGTAGCATTGAAAGTCGTAGCATCCCTCGTGTTTATTATGAATTATAATGTATTTTACCATTATTGTTAAAGTAATATATTGCGTTGGGTTTAAATGGTTTATATTTATTTATTACCTAAATACATATAAAGTATTCCGTTATCTAACATATTTTCCCGCTCGAACAAATGTGTCCGCAATGAAAATAATAAAGATTCCTAGAAATGAATATAAGACAACCTCTTCGGTTACATTGTTTGTTCTCTCGTCTTGTTGCTCCTCTAGTAAGGTTATCATATAGTTCAACTTTTGAAGTAACACATCTTGACTAGGCGTTTCGGGCATAACATAATTCGCTGTATTGTAATAGGGGCGATTTGTAATGTTTTTTTCCGGCGTGTATCCGGTCAGGACCTTTTTATAGTACTCTTCGTTCGTTTTTTTGTTACCATAATTGCTGTAGTCGTTCAAGTCTAAATTATCGGTATTTTCGTAGTTTGGTTGAGGCGCTCTTCCTAATGTTCTAAACATTACGTCATTTGTGGAAGACATGTTTGACATGTGTTCTTTCTGTGGCAAAGTGATTGTTTTCTCTCCACCCATAGACATTGGTTTAGGTGGGGGATTAAAGTCATCCTTATCGTCGTCATCGCCATCCGGGTTATTGTGAATTTTCTCTAAAACTGAATTCACCTTATTTTGATTAATTTCTTCTTTAGGAAATACCTTTTGCGTTCTACTATGCGCACGACGCTTTCTGTTCATTATATTATCCGAATTGTTAGTATTAGATTCATCAATATTATCATTAAATGGAGCTGCAAACATTGCTAAAGACATTCTTATTAAAAATTTAGATTATAATTTGAAAAACAGACTGAAATTGTGCCTTAAATATATTTTAATATTAACATGACGAACTTTGTAAATTTATTTACACTACTTATATCTAAATACGAGTAACAAATATATTTATATTGACTATTTTTGAATACGCTATTTTTATATAATAGATTTAGTGTTTATGACCAAAAGTATAAAATAAATTATATCAGAATATTTATATGGACTTCAAGTTTAACAGCAAAACTACTCTAGGAGCTATAAGCACGCTAACTCTTGTTATTATATTAAGTCAATCGCGCTTCTTCGATTTCTTAATTGACACTGCTTTAGGAAGAGCCGCTCTTATCTGTTTAATTATTGGTATCAGCTATACTCATAAAATTTTAGGAGTAGTTGCGGTCTTGTTTGTTATAATAATGTTTAACCAAAGCTATCTAGGATCGTCTGAAGGTTTTACATCACAGCCGGCTACAACTCCTATGCCGGATGCTGCTAAAATGCCTACTGATACCGCTACTCACGATAAAAAACAGAAATCCTCCACGGTAACAACTACAGTATCAAGTGCGGTTTCAACACCAACGCCGCCGCCGACTACTTCAACGGGAGAAACCTTTGTTGGAGGACGAGAAGGATTTAACATAACGGAGCGCGAGGGAACATTGTTAAGAGGCAAACGATCTAACGAGGTCCCTGTTTTTTCTAATGCTCGCTCTCAGTCTGATAATGTTGAGCCCGCAGATAAATCTGTATTATCGGGAGGATTGTTTTCATCGGCATAAAACTTTTTATCAATAGAATCTATATGAAACATTTGTTGTATGCTTGTTTCTTATTTTTAATCGTGTGTAGTTTTGCGTTTATTAACTCTTCGCCGCGTGTAGAAAGTTTTACGCCAAAAATACGAGCATTTTATAGACCTATAATGAGAAATACGCGTATTGCCGGCGAGGGATTTTATAACAAAACGTCGTCTAATCTGTCTAATTTATTTAGAAAATTTGGTATTATGTAAAAATATAATAATATGTTATTTTAGTAATAATGAATTCTGTTCAACAAGTTAATCCGACGATAACAACTAATAACTCGTTACAAAACGGAGGAAAGACAACAATATTTACACCATTATTTAATGGTCTATCTTATGCTAATCACCACATTATGTATTTGAATAATAGTAAGTTTTTTGCGGGCGTAGTCATGATTCTTCTCAACATTGGATCTAAATTTATTACCATTCAATTTAGCAAATCAACCGAAGAATATCTTAAATACACAGTCAGCAAACAACTTCTAGTGTTTTCTATGGCTTGGATGGGTACACGTGACATATATAGCGCTCTAGGGTTGACAGCTGTATTTACAATTTTGTCAGATTATATCTTCAACGAAGAAAGCTCGTTGTGCATCGTTCCGCATAAATATCGTGTGCTTCATAAGTTAATCGACACGAATAACGATGGGGTTGTGAATGACACTGAATATTCGGCAGCTCTTGCTATCATGGAAAAAGCTAGAAGAGAGAAACTCAAACAGGCGCAGAAAGAAGCGTTCTCCAAATTCGATTTTTATAAGTATAATCTTGACTAGACATACGTAAGACAAAAATAATATGTATTATTATAATTTAATATTATGATAATATTTTAATTCATTCACTTCCTTCTTGTTTTGTTTCTGCCGCCCCTTTTATTGTTGCGCGTTTGATTGTCGGCTTCATTTGGCTTGCTTTTTACCGGTTGATAAACTGGCGGAATAGTATATGGCTTACCGACAAAACTAGCATATGCCTTTCTTATTGCGTTCCATTTTTGCTGACATTTTAACGTCTTCATTTCTTCTGGTTTGATGCTTGTGCCCGGATGAAGTTCCATGTCGATTGTTATATAATACGCTAGTTTCGATGAGTCGAGCGCATCGTCACGTTTAAACATATTTATCGCGCGATTTTGATATGGATTTTGATACGGATTTTGATACGGATTTTGATACGGATTTTGATACGGATTTTGATACGGATTTTGATACGGATTTTGATACGGATTTTGAT